AGCCGCCCGTTGGAGATGATGTCGAGCGCGGCGGCCATGTTGGCCAACACGGCGGGGTGGCGGTAGTGGATTCCCGTGACCAGGGTGCCCAGCCGCAGTCGCGTGGTGGCCTGCGCCAGCGCCGTCAGCCTTGTGTCGGTGTAACCACCAACACCGAGAGGACACCGCCCAATGAACACCACCCACAACGAAGGCTTCCCCGAAGACTTCGTGACCATCAACCTCAACGAATACGTCTACCCATCTGGGGTGGTCAGCCTCCGCGGCCTCGGCGCCCACATCGGGTCCGTACCGATCGTGTGCATGGGACCCGAACTCGCCGACCACCTGGAGATCGACGGATTCTGCACCCCCGGGCAGTTGGCGCGCAAGGCCAACGAGATCGCCGCATCCACCCGCGACACCAGTGAACCCGGCGACGTCGGTTACCCGATCTTCGAGGGCTCCTACGAGCGCGGCGATGGGTCTGTTCAGCGGGTATGGATCGAGCAATTCGACACCGACGCCGCCAGCATCTACTACCCGCACGAGCGGTGATCGCAGTGCAAGAGTTCAACAACCTGCGCGACGTTCTCGACGCGCACGGCGGCAACCTGAAAGAGCTGACCGTGCTCGCGCCGGCGAACGACCCGTTCCGGGTCGACACCGACTCCGGCCACCGTGACGGTGCATGGCTAGCCACCACGTTGGCTGCGCTCGAGGTCACCGGGCAGCGGCACCTGCGGGGCCTGCACTATATCCTCGTCGGAGGTAGTGTGACCAAGCCGAACGGTTTGCCGTACACCAATACCGAGCCGGATTGGATCTGGCTCGGTAAGGCCGCCAAAGCCGCCCGCTGGCTGCGGTACATCCCGTTCGAGGCGATCGTCGACCAACGCAACGACGAGCCGGTGGCCCGCAGATGGACCCGATCGGAGCCGGAAGCGTACGTGTCGGTCGACTTCGACGTGACCGTCCCGGACGCCGATGACCTGGCGCCACGAGTGGGGCTGGCCGGGTTCAACGCTGACCAGCCGTATCGGGTCGTGCTCGTCGGTGAGAAGTCGTCACTGCGGGCGGTGCTCGACCCGATCGCCGTCCGCTACGCCGCCGATCTGTACTTGCCGACCGGCGAGATCTCCGACACGCAGATTTACCAGATGGCTAGGGACGGCGCCTACGACGGGCGGCCGATGGTCGTGCTGTACTTCGCCGACTGCGACCCGTCCGGGTGGCAGATGTCGATCAGCGTCAGCCGCAAGCTCCAGGCGATCAAGGCGCTGGAGTTCGGCGACCTCGACCTCGAAGTACACCGGGTCGCGCTCACCCCGGAGCAGGTCCGCGAATATGGCTTGCCGTCAACCCCGTTGAAGGACACCGAGAAGCGGGCCGACAAATGGACGGCCGCGATGGGTGTCGAGCAGACAGAGATCGACGCGGCCATCGCACTGCGACCCAACGAGTTACGCCAGTTGGCCCTCGACGCCATCGCCCCGTTCTACGACGACACCCTGTCGAGACGGGTTCGGGCGATAGCAGACGAATGGCGGACGGCTGCACAGCAAGCCATCAACGAACAAGGCGGCGAGCAACTCGAAGATCTGCGGGCCGTCGCGGCCGCCCGGCTCGACGAAGTCCGCGACCGGTTGGAAGAGATCCTCGACGACGTCCGGATCGACCCCGACCAGTTCGACCTTCCCGAACTGCCGGACCTGCCGGCCGCCCAGTTGAACGGGGACCGCCCCGATCCGCTGCTCGACAGCCGGTGGGACTTCGCCGAGCAGTGCCGCCGGCTGATGGAGTCGAAGCGTTACACCAACGGCCACGGCGACTAAACACCATCACCGGAAATGAAAGGGAAAACCACGATAACCATGACCAACACCACACCCACACCGGACGACTACCGCGAAGCTGACGCGCTGACCGAGCAAGCGGCGGCGCTAGCTGACCGACTCGGCAAGCTAGAGGATCGGCCGCCGCTCCCGGCAACATCGGCCGAGCTTAGGAAGCGCGCCAGTAACCCATCAAAAGGAACCGCACCATGACCGCCGACAACGGTGATCTCGGCCCCACACCACCGCCGTGGTGTGAACCCGGCACCCAACCCGACTGGGAGCTCACCCCAGACGGGGCCGGGATCCTGGATTGGTGCCGCAACGTCGGCGGTGTGTGGATCGCCGGCGCCGACCGGATCGACGAAAACGGGGAATGGTCGCACTGCCCCGGAGCCATCTACCTTTCCGAGCCGCCCCGCCACGGTTTAGACGCGGCCGCAGCGCGCCAGCTAGCCGCCGAGCTGCTGGCAGCCGCCGACCTGCTTGACGGCGACTAGGCCGGCGGCTAGGCCATGCAGTCAGCTCGGGTCGCCCATGTGCTGGGGATCGACTTCAGCGCGTAATCCTCAGCATCGAGGAGTTTCGAAAGCAGATTGTCCCAACCGGGGGTTCGGCCCCCAGCGGTATGAACGGCGGTCCGCGCAGCAGTGACCGCCCTGGCCAGCGCGTCGACAGGACTTTCCGCGGTAATCGTCATACACAGATCGACTCGGCCCTTCTCGGAATCGGCGCCGACATCGCCGTCCACGTCGTCAACATCGGCAAACGCTTCAGCCACGTCGTCAAGATGCCGCTCAAAGCCCTCGCGGTCCTTCTGCGGCCCCATCTCGAATGTCATCTCAACGTAGTAGCTGTTCACCGCTTCTCACCTTCTCCCCAACATGGCTGACGTCGAAACCATCCCATCAAGTTCTTAACGTAGTTCGGGTCGCTCGGAGTCCGTTTGATGGTTTTCGTGTGCATACCGCACGGGCACCTGAACTTGCGGTAACCCTTTCCTGCGACTTCTGCCCACCCGTGAGCTAGGACCTCCTTGGCGGCGGCGTCGATTTCCTTGTTCCGTGTTCCCACGATGGCGTCAACGATAACGGACACAGATCACGGCTGGATGTCGAACGGCGCGGGCCTGCTCAGGGCTTCAGGTACCCGGCGGCCACCGCCGGGTCGATCCCAGCCCCTCTGAGCAAGTCATCCAGATCGACGGCCGGCGCGCTGTTTGAGCGGTCACGGGCACCGCCACAATCGTGACAATGCGCCTTCCCAGGCTCGGCGAGCGCACCTAGGCACGCGCAGCAGATGCGTCGAGTCATGCGCGCTTCGGAAACGGCCAGAAACTCATCACAGCACCGAGTCCAGAAGGTTATACGGCGCGGCGTCCAGCACACCCCACCGCCACAGCGCCCCCGCGCACGCCACCAGCGGGCTGATATCGAAACCGTCGTCCCGGCGATCCCACCGCTGCGACTCACCCACCTGGCGCACCCTCGCATTCGCGATCGCGGCACCCAGCTCGGGCTGACCGACATGGACCAGGCCGCCCGCCTTCACCGTCTCCTGAAATGCGGCGCACGCCGACGCCATATCGACGGCCGACAGCTTCACGAACTCGACACCGGCGGCCACCAGATCGGGCTGCAGCGCGGCAGCCTGACCACCGACGAACAGCGCCGTCTCGACCACCGTGCGCGTCGCCACCAACTCGGCGAGCCGCGACGCCACCCACCCGGTTCCCTGCCCGCAGAAGCACATCACCAGCACCCGGCCATCAGGGATAGCGCCGGCCACCCCGATCGACGACCATCGGCGATCCGGGGACACGTCGACCACCAGCGCCACCCGCAGCGGCGCCGGAGCCCGACGATCCGCCAGCGCATTCCAGCCGCCCGCGTCGAAGACGGGGCCCGACGACTCCTCGGTTGGCCAGATACCGAGACGCTCCCGAGCGAACCCCTCATCAGAGGCGGCGGCCCGCTCGGTGGCCACCGTGGAGTGACTGATCAGCGTCCCCAACGCGGGGTTCGCGACTGACCACACTTGCGGGTCGTCCAAGTCGGCGTTCGGCGGCGCCGACCACTCCAGATAGGCGAGGCGATGGTCTTTCCCTTCCAGGGCGCGGCGACGGAATCTATCGAAAACGATGCCCTGCTCGATCGACAGCGGCGCTGTGCCTGCTAACCAAATTTGGTGGCTCGGCCTCGCACTGACTGTGTACAACGCTGCCTCCCAAGCCAAATCGTCCAAAATCTGGGCTTCATCGAGTAAAAGACAGTCAGCGGAAAACCCGCGGATCGCCGACTTACTTCTGGTGATAAACCTGATTTCCTGCCCCGATCGCAGTCTGATGTACTCGCGAGCGACAGCATTACCGATCCCCGCGACCTTTTTACGGAGGTCGCTGAAATTCTCGAAATAGGCCTTCAGTCGCCGGAACTGGATAGCGGCAGTCCTCGCCTCGTGAGCCGAGTGGATGATCATCTGCTCGCCCAGAAGCAGGAGGCCCGCTAGAGCGCGAGCCTCGAGTACCGCCCCTTTGCCCGCCTGCCGAGGCGCGCAAAGGCCGACGTGACGCGCGGCCCACGTGCCGTCCTGGCGCTCGCCCATGGTGTCCCTGAGCACGTTTTCTTGCCACGGTAGGAGCCTCAGGTCGTAGCTGGCGGCAAGGTCGACGACATCCTGCGCGGCGCTGAGACGCGCTCTTGGCGCATGGCGGATGCGCGGCGTTGCGCCGCCGTCTGGAAGCGCGTTCACGCCCTCGATTGTCGCACGCGGTGCACGGATCTAGGCTGAGAAGACAACCCGGCACCTGCGGTTACAGGCCCGGGAGTGACCGACGAGAGGACCGTCGATATGGCCAAGCGTACGTGTTCGATCGAAGGGTGCGGTAGGGCGCGCTATGGGCGCGGTTACTGCAAAATGCACTACCAGAGGGCACGCAAGTGGGGTGACCCTAGCTTCACACCGCAGGGCGACGGGGAACGCTTCTGGACTCACGTAGCGGCTGGCAAGTGGAATCCGCGACTAACCTCACATTGCTGGCTCTGGACAGGCTCTAAGCGCGACGGCTACGGGAAATTCCGTGCCGACGGGAAGACGGTCGGGGCCCATCGTTTCGCCTACGAGTTGTTGCTCTACCCCTGGGGCCTGCCCGCCGATCTGCAACTAGATCACCGTTGTCACAATCCCGCGTGTGTGAATGTGCTTCACCTGCGCCCTGCCACGAACAAACTCAACGGTGAGAACCGCCGCGGTGCTTACCGGAACAGCGCTAGCGGTGTGCGTGGGATCTGCTGGCACAAGCGGGTGAACCGTTGGTACGCGAGGGTCAAGCATCACGGTAAACAAATCCACGTCGGCTATTTCGACACGATCGCCGAAGCCGAGGCCGCGATCATCGCCAAGCGCAACGAACTGTTCAGCTACAACGACCTGGACCGGTACAAGCCAGACACCGGCCCCGCAGCTTAGCCGCTAGCTCGTGCGCCTCGTCTCGGCGCGCGCTTCTGTCGGGCGGCGCGCCGCGCCGCGATCTCGTCCGCAGCGGACGCCTGCTGAGTGTTCGGCATGCTTTCAATCTGCTGTAACACATCGGTCAGACGCAACGCCAACGCCGCGACGTCCCGCGGATCATCTGCCTTATCGAGGTCGGCCGCCAGCCGGTCACGAAGAACCTGCAGGGTGGCGAGCCGATCGCCGGTTCCCGCCACCTCGCCCAGCAGCGGGGTGCGCTTGCGCATGGCCATCCCCCGATTTTAACTAGAACAGGCGAGGCCAACATGAAAAACCTCGCCATTTGGCTAGTTTGCCGCGAATTACAACCAGTTTGCTGGATAGCACTTTTCAGCTTCCTACAATTTGCTGCAAAGACTCAAGCTCGGTTTCAGGCCGCTGACCTGCGGAAATTCCGCTCTGTGTGTGCAAATGGTTTTGTCCGCAGGTCGGGGCGTACCAGCTACCAAAAAAAGACCCCCCCTGACCTGCGACGATGCCGATATGCCGCATCGGGGCAACGAGCCGCGCATGCAGCAAACATGATTACCATCGGGGAATGCCTATCGATGCAGGTAACAGGATGCTTTGCGGCAGATGGGCAAACGGGGCGTTGTTCAGAATGAAAAGTTTGCTGGCTGCGTTGCTGGGCTGATTCCAGGCCATCTACCTGCGCTTATGGTGCACCACCCGGCTACAGCGTTTGCTATTGCGAGCGAATACCCCTAGGGCGTATCTGAATATCGCCCTGACCTGCGCATTTGAGATGTTTGCTGGGATGGGTGGCTAATCAGGTGTCGGGTTCGAACCAATCGAGCGCCGCAGGCTGGGGGTTAGAGCGGCGCTGGCGCCGGTTGGTGCCGTTGTTGCACCTCGGATGGGCCGGACCGCTGTAGATGCCCAGCCGGTGCGCGTCGGGACGATCAGCGTGCGATAAATGCCACTTGCCGGCGGGGCGGATGCGTTCCCCGCAGAGGGCGCAGCGGACCGTGCCAGTGGCCACGAGCGGCGCCCAGCGGCGGCGGAGCTTCTGGTGCGCCGAGCCGTAGCCCCGGTTCACGGTGCTGCCCGGGGCAGGGTTGCTGCGGGGCCGGCCGCCGCGGTCGATCGTGGGTGTGACGATCATGAGCTGGTTGTGCCTAGCCGGCCGCCGGGTCCCGGGTTCGGGTAAAGGAACCGCGCTGGCGTCTCCGGCGGCTGCTGATCGTGGCCGGCGGTGGGCATCTGGTCGGCCGCCAGCGCGCGGTCGGTGAAGGCTTGCTGGTGCTCGGTGTCGGCCTGATCGAATGCGTCGTTACTCATGCGTCTGGCCCCGTTTCGGTACTCGGCCGACTGTGGGTTGCTACACCCCACCACTGGCCCGGCGCGTATTGCTCGTCGTGGCGCTCATCGCGGTCGAGGTACCGGTCGACGACCGGATCGTGGGTAGCGGGCTGGTAACTGACCTCACCGAGGTTCTTCTTCGCGTCGTAGGGAACCGGCATGGATTCTTGCCAGTCGCGGGGTCGGATCGCCATTGTTTGGTCTCCTCTAGTTGTTGATGGTTTTTGGGCCCGGCGGGCGGCCACGGCGAGCTAACCTTTGGCCGCCGCGCCGGGTTGCTCACGCTGGCGTAACCGAAAGGAGGGGTCCTGCGCCCGCGGAGCGGCTCATGGGTTCTACCAGTTGATCGATTTCAGCAGTTCGTCTTTTTCGGCGCGGCTGCGTTGCCGGTGCGGGCCGTCGATGGGTGCCGGTGCCGGGTTTTCGGGCCTGCCGAGGATTTTCCGCTCCAAGGCCTCGAATTCCCTTGTGGTCATGCCGGTGAGCTGGTAAGGCCGGCCGAGCGGGCCGTCCAATTTGAGTTCGGCCGCTCCTTCCCGGATCAGGCCGAGCCCGATCGCGTCGGTCACATCCAAAATGTCGCCGGGGTGGACGGAGTGGCCGAACGGGGGTTGGGCGGGTATGCCCAGGAAGTCGCCGAGGCGGCCGATTTTCATGCGTACCTTCATGTTTCGTGTTTCCTTTCGGTTTTGTGATTCTTTACCAGCCGCCTCGGATGCGGAGTTCCCATAGGCGGAGGAGCCTTTCGCGGTCGCGGTGCTGGGCCTCCCAGTCCCATACGCCGGTCGTGGTCTTGGCGGGTGCGCCGCAGTCAATGTCGGAGCGGGTGAACAGGCGCCGCAGCTCGCCTTGAGCGGCCAACTGCTCGATGTCGGCGAGCGGGGCGTCCATGTGTCTGGCCAGGCTCCGCAAGCCGGGGGCGCTGGTGCCGTAGGCCGGGACGGTGACAGGGCCGGTGTCGATGAGCTTGCCGCTCAGCAGATTTCGCACAGGGTCCCCGTTGCGGTATTCGAACTCGTCTGAGATGCAGACAAAGGTGAAGGAACTGCCGGGGTAGTCGCCCCGGGCGGTCGATTCGAGCACGTCCTGGCGGCTGGGCGCGAGGTCGCAGTCATAAGCTAAGCCCCGGTGGTCGACCGCGAGCCGTAACGTGCCGGAGTGGGTCGAGCCCAGCAGCAATCGTGGGTCGTGTTCCGCCCTGCACACCACGTCCCGCCAGCCCTCGGTGTAACTGTGGTCGAAGAACGCCGGCGAAACTTGCTCGTACCCGAACGCCATCCGGCGGGACAGTTGGCCGAATACGGCCCCGTACCCGAAGATGGTTCGCCCGGCACCGCCGGAGCGCAGCTCGATCAGGCCGGGCGTGAAAGCACGCTCTAGTGAGGAGACGGAGTCGTTGTCGGTTCCCGCGCCGTCCTCGAGCACGATTCCGAGCTCTTTGGCGCGGGCCCGAATCTTGGCTTTGATGGACGCGACTTCGGCCGGGCTGTGGTTGGCGATGACCTTGGCCTGGTGGATGCGGGCCCACGCGTTCAGCACTCGCTTGCGGGTGTTGAGCGGAAACGTGTTGTTGGGACCGGCGAACGGGCCTTCGCTGTCGGGATAGCGGTCGGTGGGTTCGTCGCTCATCTTCGGTCCTGCCAAGGATCGTCGCCGGGCCACTGTGAACGGAAGGCCAGCCAGTCGCGCCCGGCATGCACGACCACCTTCCCGCGGACGCTGACACGGACGTCGGCGGCGTCCCCGGCGAGGACAACCTGCCCTTCGCCTGCCGCGGCGGACAGGGCGTCGAAAGCCTCGTCGAGGCTGCAGCCGATCTGTTCGGCGATGGTGCGGGCCGCCAGGAAGCCGAGCAGGGTGCGCTCGGCGTCGTGTAGGGGGCGATCAAAAGCCGCTGTTTGTGTTGACGCGGCGGCGTGCTCGGCGGTGCGCCGCTCGAGCGCCTCGGCCACAGCCACCTCGAAGGCGTCGTCGGCATCGGCGGCTGCCCCGGCGATGATCTCGCGCGGGTGAGGACCCATTAGGCCACGTCCTTTCGCCTGCGGCTGGCCCGGTACGCTGCGACCGAGGCGCCGGTGATCGCCCACTGACGGCCGAACTTGGTGGCCTGAAGCCGGCCGTGTCGGATCAGATACGTCGTGCCGGCTGTGCTGATCTCAAGCAATTCGGCTGCCTCTCTGGTCGACATCGGTGCTCCTTCCACCATGCTGACAGCCTCCTCACCCTCGCTTGCGGCTGCGCAAGTCCCGGCCGGCGCCAGCTGGCAGGCCGCGGCGTTGAGCGCGTCCCGGACCGCCCCGAACGGCTCTCGGGGCGGGGCGCCGTAGCGGTCAGCGGCCAACTTCTCCAACACGTCGAGCAGCGCCACGACATATATCGCGGTCGGGTATGTGAGCTGCAGCGCGCCGTCGACGCAGCGAATGTGCTCCGAGAGGTCGACCGGTGAGCCGGGCATCACTCGGGGCCGCGGCGGTAGGCTGCCCGCACTTCCGCGGTGAATTCTTCTGCCAGCGCCTGCTGCGCCTGGTCGGGATCTGCGGAGAACAGGTAGGCCAACAGGTGGGCTTGGATGTAGTCGTCGAAGCGCGCGGTGCCCGCCTCGGTGCCAAGGAACTGCCGCAGCTCCTTGGCATAGCCGGCCACCTGGCCGAAGCGTCCCCAGACGCCCGGGGCGGGATTGGGGCAGGCGTTGATGGCGTCGAGGAGTTCGTCGAGGACGTGGGCGATGGTGTCAGGCTCAGGCGTCACGACACGCCCACCCGGGGCTCGCAGAAAGCGGACCGATCGGCCTGGCGGCCGGGATCGCAGTCGCCGCACTTGTACCCTCCGGGCGGCGCGTACCGCCGAAAGCATGTGCAGCACAAGCGGCGAGGCTGGCCGGTCATCGCAGGCCCTTGATGCACTCAGGTCCGATGCCGCGCATCTTGGAGTCCGGGTCGGTGAGGGTCTTGCCGCAGCAACCGCACCGGCCGGTTAATCGTCCGAACTCCTCGCGGTGCCAGTCCAGGTCACTCAGTAGAGAATCGATGTCGCAGCGTCGGCAGAACTCGGTGTCGTCCAGAGCGTTCTCGCGTAACTTGTCGAACGCCGCGCGGCTAGGTGTGGTCCCGGGTGCTAGGGCGTAGCTGCGTTTCCAGCCGTCACATCCGACTGTGCGGCCGTTTTTGTACGTCTGCGGGACCTTGCGCTCGAACAGTTTGTACCCGAGCAGGGTGTAGTCCTCGTCGTCGTCGTCGTAGACGGCGATGGCGTAGTGGCCGCGGGGGATGTCGTGCCAGTCGGTGGCCATGACGCGGCGCTCCCAATCGGTGGTGGTGTCGGTCATGCTGTTCTCCTTATTTAGATGGGTTCCGGCTGCCATTTGGTGACACCTGCGGCGGCGGGACATCCTTCGTCGTGCCAGATGTGTCCGACGACGTGGCGGCGGCCGGGTAGCAGCACGATTTCACCGGTGGCGTGACAGTCCCTGCAGGCGCCGGTCAAGCCGTGGAGGATGCCGGGTTTTCCGGTTTGTTCGACGCGGTCTTGCAGGTTGCGGATTTTGCGGACGGATTGTGGGTCGCGGGCGTGGCGGCGCTGGCGGCCGTTCATAGGGTGGTGCCTTCCGAGATGATGCGGCCGCCGAGGACGGCGACGGTGGTGGCGATCGCCTGATCGTGGGTGACCGGGTCGGTGGTGTCGGCGGGTTGGCCGGTGCAGCGCCGGTGGCGGGCGATGTGTTTGCACTCGGCGCACAGGCGGGTGATGTTGTGCGGGTGGAGTCGGGCACAGCAGCCGGCGCAGCGGGTAGGGATTCCGGCCATCAGGGGCGCTCCGCGAGTTTGCTGGCAGGCCAGCCGTGCCACCCATGCCACCCTGTTCTTATTTGAATTTGAAAACGCGTACGCGCGAGAAACAAACCAGCGGAGGGTGGCATGGGTGGCACGGTGCAGGTCACAGCGTTTCGCTCCCTCTCTGAGCGACGCTGACGCCGCGCCAAATCGTGGATCGTTTCCCGTGGATTTTTTTGCGGCCGCCGTCTTTGCAGCCTTGCTCGCGGAGGGTTGCTGCGATCTCGTTCATTCGCGGCGGTTCCTCGATGCCCTGTTCGCTGCACCAGTCGTCGAGCTCGTTCTTGATGTCGATGGAGTAGCACCAGGTGTTGCGGAGCCCGACCTCGGTGGTGTCGATCTCGAGCACTTCACGGATGAATCGCCCGATGATGTCTTCGTCGGCGCGGTATCGGCTTGTCGCGTCGCGCACTACGGAAGGCGGGCGTAGCCCAGCGCTGTTGTACTGGATGGCTCCGTCGACGATCCACCGCAGGATGCCGGGCGCCTCGGCCTGCAGCTTGCGGGCGAGTCCTTCGTCGCGTTCGTGCTCGGGGATGGTGACTTGCCACGGGACCAGCCGCAGTCGCCGCCAGATGCCTTCGTCCCGGCCACGGACGGTGGGCTTGTGGTTGGAGAACATGATCAGGCTGTGCGTGGGCCAAAACTCCCAAGCGTCTTCACGCATCCGCCGGCCTTTGAGCCGGTCGCCGCCGGTGAGGTTCTTGACGGCCTCGTCGTTGAGGGCCTCGTCGGCCTGGGTCTCGGAGGCCACCGCGAGGCGTTTACGGAACAGGTCAGCGACGACGGTGGGGTGTTGCTCGAAGCGCCCGGCGACGAGCAGGCTTTTGTGCGGCACGGTGGCGTAGGGGCCGAGGACGTGCTGGATGGCGCCGTGGAATTTCGATTTGCCGTTGCTGCCGTGGCCGTAGTCGATGTCGATGGTCTCGGTGGGTTCTCCGGTGGCGCCAGCACCGGCGCGCACCTGCAGGTAGTCAAGAACCGTGTCGTTGGGTTGCCAGCGCTGCAGGCATTCCTCCCACAGGGGGGCGGTGGCGTTCGGGTCATAGACCACGGGCGCCTGCATCGTGCATAGGTCGGCCGGGTCGTGCGGGCGCAGTTTCCCGGTGCGCAGGTCGATGCTGCCGTTGACCACATTGAGCAGCCAGGGATCGGCGTCGAGTTCTTCGTGTCCGACGAGGATGCCGGGGTGGCCGCGGGCGAGGCGGATCATCGCGGTGATCGCACTCGAGGAACACGAGCGCAGCGCCCACTCCCAGATTGGCTTGGCTTCCTCCTTGTCGCGGTTCGCGGTTTTCGCCGCAAGTTCGAAGAGGCCCTTGGCGACCTGTTTGGCGATCTCGGTGACGAGGGCATCTTTTTCGTCGATGATCCACCGGCCGCGCTGGTAGACGAGCCATTTTCCCCAGGCGTGGACATAGCGGAGCTGGTGCCCGGCGTGGGCGAGGAGTCGGGCGGCGTTGCCGATGTCGGTGGGGCGGTGTCCGTCGGGGAATTTGAACGCCCGGATGCTGTCGTCGCTGTCGGTCGGGCCGGTGTCTGCCGCGGTTACGGCCGCCCCCTTGTCGTGGGTGTGGTCGCCGAGTTCGGCGCGGCGCTGGTCGTCGGTTTTGGTGGATGTGCGTTGCTTGCCGAGTTTGAACAGGCCGCCGATCTCGTGGCGGGGGACTGTGTCGCCGGTGGCGGCGCGCAGCTCCTGGAGCCGTTGCTTCAGCAGGTTGTGCGCGGTGCGCCAGTCGGCTTCGGTGATGCAGCCCTGCCGCAGCGCGCAGGTCAGCCGGACGGCCTGGCTGGCGGCCCATTGGTGGCGGCCGCGGCCCTTGCCGGGCTTCGGGTTGGCGGGTGGCCCGTCGGAGGGTAGGCCGGCGAGGATCGCGGCGACGTAGCCACAGGTGTGGTTGGCGTATTGCCATTCGCCGGGGTCGCTGATCTGTTCGGTGTCGGCGTCGCGGTCGCCGGGTTCCTCGAGGATGCCGACCTCGGTGAGCCGCTCGTCTACCTCGGTGACGGTGAGCGGCCTGCCTTGGTCGTCGTGGGCGATGACGGGCAGGGGGCCTTGGCCGTTGGTGTGCTTGCAGTTGAGGGTGCCGGGGACGCGCATCATGCGCGATAAGTCGAAGACATTGTCGACGCCCGCGTTGAGCTTCTCGGCGACCACGTCGACCAGCCGCCCCCACCGCTTCACCAGCGCCCTGGCCGGGCCGATGTCACTATCGGTGATGTGCCCGTCGCTGATGGGCCAGTAGGGGTGTAGGCCGTGGCCGGAGTCGACGATGACGGTGGGGCGGGTGTCCAGGATGATGGAAAGGTTGGCGATGATCGCCTTGGCGACGTCCAGGGAGGGGCAGCCGCCCTCCTTGACGTCGAGATCGCACCACAGCCCGGTCAGCCGGGTCACGTCGGTTTCTTTGCCGCGGCCGGCGTTGCGGCGGGCCGGGCCGCGTACAGTGCAGACGCCGAAGTAGGTGTTGGCCGTCGCGGGGAGCTGGTCAACGGTGCCGGGTGCGTCGGCGGGCGGGTAGACGGCGGTGTGAAAAGTGCCGTCGGCGTCCTCGTAGCCGAGCGACGTGAATTCCCCGTCGCCGTGGCCGAGGACGCCGAGCAGCAGGGCGGTGAAGTCGACGGCGGCGGTCTTTTCAGTCATCGCCGCCCACCAATACGCGTCCGCGCCGGCCGGAACCGATATAATCGGTCACGTCACCCGCTTCCGGTTGCGGGGCGGGTGGCCATCGTTGGGGTGGTGCCCGGCGGTGATGGTGATGGTGGTGAAAACCGCTTCTGCGGAGGCCGGGTCTAGCGCCCGGCCTCTGTCATTGGGGGGGCCTCCGCGGGTGGTCATGCCGCGCCGTTCTGGGCGCCGGCGTGCAGGATCGCGGCGACGCGGTTGAGTTGTTCGTCGGTCAGCTTCGGAAAGCCGGCGACGACCGTCGCGACGTGTTCAGCGAGCCGTTCGGCGCGCAGGTTGCGGTAGGCCTCGGTCAGCGCGGGGTCGTCGGCGGGGCGTTCACCGGCGCGGATGCCACGTTTCAGGGCGGCGATGCGGGCGCGTTCGGATGTCCACGTGGACATGAAAAATGCCTCCTGGGCAGGGTGAAACACACCCTCGCCGTGGGGAGGCTTACCCGGTGATATGCCGTCACCGGTCGCACCGCCAATTACCGCGGCTGTCTAGATGCTACCTGCCGTAGAACGGTGATAGGTACCTGCGACACACGCTCATTTCCAGTCGTTTTCAGCAACCCTTGATAGGTGTCTTCCAACACTCGGCGCAATGTGATTTCTGTGACCTCCAACGACCGCGGGCACAGCTTGCACGGCCACACATAGGTGCTGCCCCTGTCCTCGTCGTGGGCGCCGTAACGCCGGTAAACGCCGGTCGGGTCGGGCCGCGTGTAGCGCCACTCACCGGCATCGAGGATAAGCCAGCGGACCTCGCCGTGAGGGAAGGTGAACCGGCCGAACGTCGCCACCTTCGCCACCTTGCCGCGTGCGTGCCGCGGGTCGTTGCATATGGCTTGGATGATGTGCTCAGGCTCAGGCATCGCCGGGCAGCTTCTTCGGGATGATGTCGACGAAGTCGAGGTCGACGATCCCGTCGCGGTCAACGCCTTTGGCCCCGTTGGTCGGTTTCACGATCACCGTCGCCAGTTCATCAATGACCTTGCCTTGCATGTCTGGGGGCAATGCGTCCCAACGGTTTTCGAGGTCGTCGGGGTCGCCGTCGAGTAGCACTATGGTGGGGCTGGTGCGGACCTGCTCGGCCAAGATCCGGTCGATCTCGCCGACGCGGCCGCGGTGCTCGGCGGTGCCGGAACGTAGTTGGCTGGCGTCGATCTCCCCGCGCGCGAACATGGCCGCCAGCTCGTCCATGCGCGATTGCAGCGCTTCACGGCGGGCATGCATCACCACGACGTCGAACCCCTCACGGGGGCGCAGCCGGGATGCGATGTCGTCGCGACGTAGGACACCTAGCACCACTTCGGTGACCAGTTCGTCGAGCGGGGCGGCGAGACGGGCGACGTGTTTGTGGGGTTTACAGCTGTAGAGCATGGGCCGCGCCGCTGACGGGAACGTGGCGTATAGCTTGCCGTCACAGACCCCGCACTGGTAGACACCCGAACCCATGTGCCTGCGCTCGAACGCGGTGGCCGGGCGGCGGGCCTCGTCGGACAGGTAGGCCACCAGGCCGCGGTGGGTGTCCTCATCGATGATCGCTTGCCATTCACCCCGCCCGACCACCTTGCCCTGGTAAACGACCAGCCCGGCGTAGACCGGCCGAACCAACACGCGCCGCAAGGTGAGGTTGGACCAGCGGCCACCGCCGCGTTTGGCGCTGCGGGGGGTGAGCAGTCCCCGCTCGTTCCATTCGGCGGCGATCGATCGCAGCGACCGGCCACCGAGGACATCGAGTATGGCTTGCCGTACAGCGGTGGCTTCCGGTTCCAGTGGTTCGCCGCGCTGGGTGTAGCCGAACACCCGGGGCTGATCGGCGCGCCACCGCCCGGGCCGGCGCGCGGCGCCCTTGCCGTCGAGTCCGGCGCGCTGCATGTTGGCGCGGCGCCGACGCTCGGCTTTCAGCTCGGACTCCTGACGGGATACCGAGCCGAGGATTCGGGCCAGCATCCGGCCGGTGGAATGCGACAGGTCGAGATCCCCGCCGTTGACCGTGGCGATCTGCACCCCGCGATCGGTGGCATCGACGAGACGCTCGAGGTCTTTCAGGGATCGGTAGAGCCGGTCGGGTTGCCAGCAGATAATGGCGTTGACCTCGCCGCGTTTGATCGCGGCCAGCATCGCCTCGAACCCAGGACGGGCCGATCCGTCGTAGGCGCTGATGTCGTTGTCGGAGAAGTGCTCGACGATGGTCCAGCCGAGCCGGTCGGCCAGAACGGCGCAGTCGTCGTACTGGCGTTGTACGGCTAGCCGTTCACCGGTCGCGTCCTGCGACACGCGGGAATATAGCGCGGTATGCACACCTTGTATTATAGTGGTGACACCGGCACAAGCCTAGTCAACGTCGTCCAGCCCTCCAGGCACCCGCTGCTGTCGGAAAAGATCGGGTAGAAGTGGTCGAAGGTCCACCCCGAGTCGTAGACGTCGATGTCGTCGGCCGCTTGCCAGACCGCCAGCATCTGGGGCCAGGTGGTGTTTTGGGGTGAGGTTTTGAATGCAAATCGCATGAACCCGACGTTAGCCGGGCTTTACTAAGGGAAACTAAACTCGTCAGACGATGACTTCCACCCTGGGCCTCGAGACCAAGATGACGCTGCTGGCGGCCGGCCTGATCTTCCTGCTCGCACTGGTTCTCGGCGTCTGGAAATACCGCCAGATC